CTATAGTATATTATTTTCTGAAAGAATCACATTGTACAATTTTTCCAACAAATCACTAGACATATATTCGTTTTTGTTTGCCTTTTGAAACAAGACTGGTGGAAAATGTATATATTCCATTCGGCGGGATACAGATTCATCATTTATCCCCTCTTTCAATCGCACATCTTTCAACTCAAGGTTATTGAACAAATCGGCATTCAAGTATAACCTTCGTGTCTCAATTGTTGATAATGAACTAAATGAGTTAAAAAACAACAACACAAGTTCATACTTTGACAGTTGCGCTCGAAATATATTCGAATATTTTAGGGGCGAAGTGAATTCCGAAGTCATTTCCAAAATATAATAAGCATTCCTAAAATATGTGCCAAGTTGATTTTTATATGGGGCAAAACAATGATCAGCGGCTTTAGCACAAGCTTCAGCTATGGGCTTGAAATTATTCTGTTCAAAATAGATCTTAATCGCATTTAAACAGAGGTAATCATAAGTGTTTATATGTACAGGATAAATATTAATCTTTCCTTTATGTATTCCAAATTCATGCTCTGAATAAATGTTGTTAATGGCAGCATTCAATTGACCATATATAAACATCCATTGCTCTTTAGACATATTTTTGGGAATAACCCTCCTTACAAATTCCTCTTTGGAAAAATTTTCAGGAATACCTCTTCTTATTTCCAAATAGAAAGTATGGTATAACTCTACATAAATCTGTCGATAAGTTTTATCTGGTGTACAAAACTCATTGTAAGGAGTTATTTTCCATTCACATTGTTTTTCATCATATACCCAATCTATTCTTTTCACTTGCAAGGCATCCCGATATGAAATAAAAATCCTAAGCAACTCAAAAAAGACAGCTCTATCCTCGCTATTCAAGAATTGCTGTTTATTCTGTCTTAATGTAAATAAAACTCCGACGAATGCTATTAATCCTGCAATCGCTCCTAATAGACTTCCAAACTCACCCCAGTCGGTCTGTTTATCCGCAAACTTACCTTTGGTCTGAATAAAATAGAAAGCTAAAATGACTATTATAATTAATATGAGGATGACAGTTCCCCAAACGAGCCAACCTTTTACATTTCTTTTCATTCTTATCATAAATCAAAATCTAATAAGTTTTAAAACAATATTATCAATTCAAATATAATCATGATTTTGATAAATAATAAATATTTCCAGAAATAATAGATTCCAAAGGTACTAAAGTTTGTTCTTATTTATCACAGCAAACAATATAATATAAGTGCTCACCAATTATAGCTATACTTGACTTAAAAGAAAAGTGCTCACTTTTTTATATCCTTACCGAACTTTTCAATTATATATTAGTACTATCTTATGTAACCCTTCTGGAGAGTTTGTTGATTCATGTGTTGTTGATTAGAAGGATTACAAAATAAAAGAGGTAGCCAAATTGTGGCTACCTCTCATTTTTTCTTGTACAATAATGAATTATTAATCAGTTTCTAAAATAACCGCATCTATTAATTTTTGCATATCTTCGATAAGATACAGAGGAACACAAACTATAATATCTTTCACACCAATGTATTGGGCCATTATAGCTCGATGTCTTCCTTCTTTTATGATGAGATCGTCTTGTTTCATCTCCAAAATAGGAGGATCAACATATTCTTTATTAAGCCATCTGTTTATAGTTCTGGCAAAACGAGATTCTTCAGGCCAATATCCATCAAATGTTTTGTTAAAAACCACATCATCCAAATTACTTGAATGTTCTATCAACTTTTCAAGATTACATCGCATAAAAACACAATTTGAACCAGGATATGCAGGATGATAAATTGGCCCTTGCATTTTTTCAATATTAGTTGTCCAAACAGGAACTATGTTTTTAAGTTCCTCATCACTCATTTCTCGACATTTATTCCTTAATAAAATATCTTCTTCATCTAAATCTTCATCATCATTTTTTTTCCAATCTTCCATAGTTATCACATTAGTTATAAAAAATAGCAATATTATGCTATGTTACAAAATACAACTACAAATTTAGAAAGCCCCGTATCCTTGAACGGGGCTAAATTCTAACTAATCATTTTCAGCTAATTTCCGAATAGCTTTTAGTCTTTCTTTTATAGCTAAAATTCTTTGTTTATCATCCGAAGAAGATAAGGATTTTAGCTCATCTTTAAGTAAATCGGCTTGTTGCCTTTCAAGTTCCCGAGCATCTTCCTGACTTATCGCTCCAAAGCCAGTAATTCTACAATTGTCATGTTCCATACAAATAATTATTTAAGTTAAACATTTGTATTCCGAGCAAAAAAATATGCCGGAACACATTTTCTTTGTATTCCGGCACGAAGGCACTTGTTTATACAGTTGCAAATATATATATTATTTCTCAAATATTGTATTTTTAACCATATATTTTTAATCAAGAATTGTATTCTCAACAAAATGGCTTCTTTCTTAATCCATACGCTAGCCAACAGATAATAATCAAAATAATTACTCCTATATAAACTTTATCTTTATGTAAATCCCACCAAGATAACTCGACTACCTTCTCTCTTTGATTTAGTAAAGCATTCACCTTGTTACTTATAGTATCAAGTCGATTCGAGAACTGCTGCAAAGTAATGGATAATGTTTCATCAACTTCACTCCGTTCTTGCTCCTGTTTGGAAGCGGTGGTAGTACTTTCTTTGACTAGATACTGTTTTCCGGTTGAATCCGGAAGCGACAAGTAAACTGTTTTATTCTCAATTTTCAGATCACTCAACTTGTCAGTAGTAACTTTCGTTTGCTTATTCACATCCAGCTGTAATGATTCAATTAAGTTTCGCAAATACAAAAAATCCCCTGAATAGTCAATCTGCTTTTGTGACTCAATGTTATGAGAAGTTTTGCAGGAAGTAAACCATATTCCTGACATCAGGAACATGGTTATATAGATTAGCATTTTCATACTTTCAGATATTTACAAATACCTTTCACATGAAGAGAGACAATAGTCCGTTTCCCCTCCTCTGACAGCAGGAAATCCACATCTTCTTTGTTATCCTGAAACAGATTCTCCGTCAGAACAGCCGGACACTTCGTATGTTTCAAGATATAAAAACTACTCTCCTTATCTGGATCACCGTCTGCCATATCCTTCCGTATTTTCATTCCAAACAAACATTCTTCAGCAGTAGCATACAGACAGTCAGCCAGCTTATCGGCTTTTGTCTGTCCCACACTGGTCCATGCTTCCCAACCACGTGCTTGCATCCAATTTGAACCATTACCGGCTGCATTGCAATGGATAGAAATAAGAATTGCTTCAGAAGTTTTATATTCATTCACTCGCCTACAACGTTCTGACAAAGGAACATCTATTTCCTCTTTCACGACCAGTTCCGCATCAATACCTAATTTACGCAATTCAAATACTACACGCCCAGCAATTTCACGGGTATAGGAGTATTCCCTTAACCTGCCATCTGGAGAACACTTACCCGGAGTATTACTACCGTGACCGTTATCAATCAATATTTTCATATCTTTCCTCTTTATCTAGTTCGTTTTCGATTCTATCAATAATTCCTTGTACATGTGTAGGCGTAGCCCGCTTAAATTCAAAACGTATTACATGGTAAATTATACGAAACCCTTTGTTTCTAGGATAAGCAATAATCAGATTCTTAAATGCGTTCTGAAGATATACATAAGAAAATACATACGTAATAGTCTTAATAACTAACAATGAGTTCTCACCATCTCCTATCAAGCTCATAAAGGAGAAGACTACTTCAATGATTATAAGATAGAGGAGAAGTTCGACCAAGGCATTTTTAAACTTATCCCACTTAAAGTTTTTACAACGTATAATTGAAACACCATCAGCCCTCATTCCGCACCAAATATTAAATCCAAACATTACAACTAATGCTATAAGAAAACCTTTAGTCGGCGTTAAATAAGCAAGAAGAGAACTGAACATCGAAACGAAAATAATTCGTATCTGGTCTACATTAAATAACTCATATAACCATCTCATAATATTAATCATAAAGTTACTACCAATATTGAAAACACAGTAATCAGCCCAGGAAGCAAAACAGTAGCTAATGCGTCAAGCCAATCAAAGATGAACCCGCACTTTTTCTGAATGTACTCAACCACTATTGCGGCAATGGCGGTTGTCGTTAAAGAAACAATAGCAGATTTACAGAAATCAATGCCTAATAGAAGGAAACAGAAAACAAGCATTACAACAAAGACGAACATCCCGGCTTTGACGTGTGCCGGTCGGTTAGATTGCAAAAGCCAATCATACAATACTTTTATACCCATACTCATAGCGTTTAATTATTAATAAAATATTCTGTATGGAACAAATGTATTGAGTATAATAACGAGTTTTACAAAAATGGAAAATCTTGGAAATCAATTCTATGATAAATATCTATAAAACAAGACATTATAATTTTCACTTTTTCCATAAATAAAAAAGGGATGCTTGATAAGCACCCCTAAACAACCAACAGATTGAACTATTAATCCGTAAACATATACACGGAAAGATCAACCTTTTCTATTTCGTCTGAAATTGTATCTCCATACATTGTTAGACACACCCGATAACGGTCAATACTTCTTTGAATCTGTTGCAAGGTAGGTTTCTCGGGATATTCCGAACTGGCAAAAGTTACCAGTTCTTCACCATTCTCACTGGTACCAACCACCCGGAAGTGATGACGTACAATCCAAGTTCCGTCCGGCTGTTGCTCGATAGGCTTAGCAATCCCACGCGGTAAGATATTTTTTTGATCCATGTTTTTTGATATGTTTAATTAGTTGTTTTCTATGGTTATATTTATTCTTCAATACAAACTTTTCAAAATGTCCTTCGATATAAACATATTCCCACCATTCAGGAAGCAACATCGCTGCAATTTTACGGCGGATATTGTACGTTGCAAAGTGTTTCATCAGGCCATAATAAGAGTTCATCGTACTCACAAACTTCTCAACATACGCTTCTGCAAATCCATTTTCAGCTATTCTATTAAATTTCCTGACAGCGTTATATGTGTTACCAACCACCCTGTTAGATACATAAATTCTACCAGGCAAAATGAACGCCCCTACAAACAAGACTCCTTTTTTATAATGCTGAAGATACAGTTTGCGTGGATGCAACCGTAAAAGGAGTTGTTCTTTCAGGAAACCATCAAGAAGATGGACTTTGGACAATATTTCTTCCGGTGATTTCACTACGATACAAAAGTCATCAACAAAGCGTACATAATATATGAATCCCAGTATTTCCATCACGAAATAATCATATACAGACGCCAGAAAGTTGGCTATGAGTTGCGACGGCAGGTTCCCGATAGCCACTCCCCTGTCAGGGTCATTATGAAACAGACTTTTATTACTGGGAAGTTTGTCCCACATGGAGACGGGAGAGCGTCTGATACACTTATTTTGTGGACAATGAAAGATAGTAACGGCTAGAAGGTAAAGCAGACATTCAATATCATCGCCTTTATAATTGTCCCTTACGAATATGTTCAGCATTTCCCATACCAACGATTTCGAGATAGACATGAAGAAACTGAACAGGTCATCTTTGAAAATGTACGCATCGGCAGTATAATTCTCACTGACCTCGACTATCATGTTATTCAGATAGTGCACGGCAGACAGACATCCCTCACCTTTCCGGCAGTTCTTCGAGACGTTCCCTTGTTCCCGAAAACGTTCCTCTAAAATCGGCTCGATACGAAGAGCGATCCAGTGATGGACAACACGATCAATGAAAGCGGCGGCAAAAACCTCCCGATATACCGGGTAAGTCCGTATGAATACTTTTGAAAAGTCCGGTACATATTCACCGTAAATAATAGAATACCATAGCCGCACCAATGCAGACTGATAATCATTATAAAACTCAACACAATCCGTACTCGTTCTTTTCTGTCTGGCACAATCTTCGGATGCTTCGAAAATACTGCTAAGAAGTATGTCATAGATTATATTACCTGTTGCGGCGAGGGGACGAACCCGGTTCGCGTTCTGGCGGTTGTTCGTGTTGACGTTGCCGTTGTTGAAGTTCACGTTCCAACTGCTGGAAGCCGTTGCATCCGCTATCTTAGTCTTTCCCGGCTCATCACCGGGGGGATGCCCAATAAATAATTCTAATTGCTCACTCATAATCCCCTTGGCGATTATGACTCCGGCTTTGCGACTTGTTGCGATCCGTTAGCTTTTTGCCGTTGGAGATCTGCAACCGTTTTTTTGTACCAACCGGTACTTTGCTTACCGATGCTCTCTGCAAGCAGACAGATTTCGGCAGTTTGAGTCAGGCTGGTCAAATGTCGTTCTTCACACACTCTTAGCAGTAATTTCAATGCATCAAACTCACACAAAAACTTCATCAGATAATCTGCACGGTGCTCAAGGTTCATATCTGTATTTGCATAACGGATATATTCACAACAATGAACGGCAAGCATCATCAACTCCGTACCAAATTCATACCGGAACGCCTTGGGGAATTGTTGCCGGGCATCAATGATAAGGTTCAGAAGCTTATACATCGAATTTGATATAGGAAGGTCTTGTGTAAGTGCCATGTTAATTTTTTAATATTTTAATGTATGTATTAGAGGGCGCAAAGTTAATAACTGTAAAGCAATTAACACAATTTTAGCTCAAAAAAGTGAAACTAAAAAGCCCCTACCGGGGCTTTTATTTAGCTAACTCTCTAAGGGGTAAAGAATTAAAGGGATAAAGTGTTTATTGCGGCGAGGGGACGAACCCGGCCCGCGCTCTGGCGGT